AGATTAAAAGAAGATTATACTGACGGTGCTGAGGCAGGAACTGACCCAGATGGTGAGAAAGTAATCGACTTAGAAGAAATTCTTCGTGAAATGGAAGATGATTTGAAAGATAAAGTTGAAGAAGGTGAAGAAGAGGATGCAGAAGAATTGAAAGCAGACTTACAAGAAGCTTACAAAACTATCAAATCATTACAATCAACTATCAATGAAGTTAATTTGTTAAACGCAAAATTATTATTCGCTAACAAATTGTTCAGAGCTCACAATATGACTAACGAACAAAAAGTTAAGGTAATTGAAACTTTAGATAGAACTAAATCAGTAAGAGAAGTTAAGTTGGTTTACTCTACATTAGCAGAGAATTTCAAATACACTTCATCAAACAAAATTGCTAAGAAATCAATTGCAGAAGGAATCGCAAGTAAAGTAGTTAAATCTACAAAACCATCGGTTCAAAAGCAAGTAATTTCTGAATCTGTTACAGTAGCTAATAGATTTAAAAAATTAGCAGGTATTATTAAATAACGAAAACAATTTAATTTAAAATGAACTTAAAAAAATTAATGACAGGTGCTAACCCACAAAGCATTATGCTTGAGCAAACTCGTGGTTTGAAAGGCAAGTGGGAAAAAACAGGATTACTTGAAGGAGTAGGTTCTGAAACAACTAAGCATGGTATGGCAGTAATGTTAGAAAACCAAGCTAAGCAATTATTGGATGAGGCAACTCGTACAGGTACATCTTCTGGTTCAGAAGAATGGGCAGGTGTTGCTCTTCCTTTGGTACGTCGTATCTTCGGTTCTATCGCAGCGAAAGAATTCGTTTCGGTTCAACCAATGAACTTACCATCAGGACTTATTTTCTACATGGATTTCAAATATGGTACTGATACTACAGTAGGTAGACCAGCTTCTGGTTCTTCTATGTTCGGTAACGGTGGAACTTTTGGTAAAGATTCTTTATCTCCAGCAGGTAACAAATTGGGTTCTACTCAAGCAGCTGAAGGTGGTTTATACGGAGCAGGACGTTTCGGATATACAATCAATGATTCAGACGTTGCAAAAACAGCTGCGTTGGCATCTGCATCTTTAGCAGATATTTCATTTGATTTATCTGATTCTACTATTTCTTCATCTTATGCAGCAGGTAAACTTAAAAAATTAACTGTAGCATTACCTGATGATGCAGATTTTAGTGGTGTAAGAGCATTTGATTTTGCACAATCTGGTTCTGGATATACATTGTATCCTCAATATACTGTTAAAGATGGTTCAAACGTAGTATTTATTGCAGGAGTTACTGCAGCAGGTACTTACGCAGGAGCAACTGAAGTAGGTGGTACTTTAGCATACCACAAACAACCAACTGACATCTCTAGAGGTGACTTTGAAGATAGAGGTTCTGATTTAGCGATTCCAGAAATCGAATTAGAATTGAAATCTGAGCCTATCGTGGCTAAGACTCGTAAATTGAAAGCAATCTGGACTCCAGAATTAGCGCAAGACTTAAATGCATACCACTCAGTAGATGCAGAAGCTGAATTAACTCAAATGTTATCTGAGTATATCTCTTTAGAGATTGACTTAGAAATCTTAGAGATGTTGCAGCAAAACGCATTCACAACTGATTACTGGTCTGCAAGAGTTGGATACGATTACAATTCTGGAAACGGAACATTTGCAATCGATGCTAATGCAGCAGCAGCTTCAGCATACACAAAATCTACTTGGTATCAAACTTTAGGTATCAAATTACAAAAGGTATCTAACAAGATTCACCAATTGACTATGAGAGGTGGAGCAAACTTCTTAGTTGTTTCTCCAAACGTAGCTACAATCTTAGAATCAATGAACGGATTCTCTGCAAACCCTGGTAAAGATGCTTTAACTTTCGCAGCAGGTGTAACTAACATCGGTTCTATCTCAAACAGATACGATGTTTACAAAAACCCTTACATGACTGAGAACGTTATCTTATTAGGTTTCAAAGGTTCTAACTTCTTCGAGACAGGTGCGGTTTACGCTCCATACGTTCCGTTGATTATGACTCCATTAGTGTACGACCCAACTAACTTCACTCCAAGAAGAGGAGTTATGACTCGTTACGCTAAGAAAATCGTTAGACCAGAATTCTACGGTAAAATCTTAGTTGAAGGATTAGAGACTCTTTAATCTTAATCAATTAGAGTAACCATTAAGGGAGGGCAGAAATGTTCTCCCTTTTTGTTTTTTATTATATTTATTTGTATGAAAACACACGTACCTGCAAATTCAAAAATTATATTCAAAGCATGGGATTTGGATGAACATGATATATACAATATCAGAGATGGGTCTTATGTATTAATCAGAAATTATGATGGAGAATTTGGATATGTTAAATTGCAAGATTTTAGTAGTGGATTATTAGGTTGGGCTAGATATGATGATACACAATACACAACATCATCGGTATTCAGTTTAACTACCGCAGCTGGTGAACAAACTCTACCAAACAATGGTGGTAATAGAATAGAAACAAATTTACATTCCACTATATCTTTTTACGACCCATCTATACAAAAAATACAAGTTGAAAATAATGCGGATGTATATATGTGTACGGTCGTATTTAAAGCAAAAACTGCAAACGCAAATGGAACTTCTATGAGAGTACAATTAGATGGTACAACCGGAACTCCATACGAAAGAGTTGGTAAAGACCTTTTCTTCGGAAAAGGAAACGATGTTTGGCATGAATTTCACGAAGTATTTCAATATTATGCCGATAGTGATTTTGTGACAAATGGTAATAGATGGAATATTCAGGCATTTGGAAATACAATCAGTATAGCCGATGTAATATTTTTTATACAAAGAACTCAAAATAACAGAACATTATAATAAAAAGGAGTAGTTTTATCTACTCTTTTTTATTTCTTATATTTATAGGTGTAAAACTATAAATTTTCATTATGTCTGTAAACACATACTGGTCAGGTTCAGTATCTGGCTCATTTATATCCGGTTCATCTACTCCTTTTGGAATTTACGATTCAGATATTGAGTTTAGAACGGATGCACCTAAAACTGCAACATGGGTAGCAAAACGATTGGGCTGGCCAATTGTAAATATTGAATTGGATAATGACCAAATATTTACTTGTTTTGAAGAATCTGTTTCAGAATATTCGGCACAAATAAACCAATTTAATCTTCGTAATAACCTTGATATTTTAAGAGGACAGCCAAAAGGTAAAACTACTAACTTTTCTCAAACACTTGTAGATGGTTCGTTTTTACCTACTGCAGTTCGTATGGCACAACAATACGGAACTTTAGCAGGAGTTGGTGGTGCAACATCTATTAAGAAAGCATATGTATCATTAACATCATCGGTTCAAATATACGATATAATGACAAGTGCAACCGATGCAGAAACCGGTCGTTCTTTTGGAGCAATATTTAGTGGTTCATCCACAATTGATGTAACAAGAGTTTATCACGAAGCAGTTCCTGCAATTACTCGTTTCTTTGACCCATATTCGGTTGGTGCTCAAGGTACACTAAACTTAATGAGTGAGTTGGGATTTGGTAACTATTCTCCTGCAGCACAATTCTTAATGATGCCTTTATATGAAGATGTTCTAAGAATGCAGCATATTGAATTTAATGACCACATTCGTAAATCCGCACATACTTTTAATATTGTAGATAATAAATTAGAAATATTTCCTGTTCCAACTTTAGATTCTCCAGAAAGAATTTACTTTGAATATATGAGTAGAGATGAATTTGAACATGATTCTCAAACTATTCAAGCAGATTCACTTTCAGATTATTCAGATATACCATATGATTTTATTCAATACTCAAATATAAATGATGTTGGTAAACAATGGATTAGAAAATATACATTAGCACTTTCAAAAGAATTATTAGGAGCAATTAGAGAGAAGTATTCATCTATTCCTATACCTGATGCAGAAATCTCTTTAGATGGGGCAGCATTGAGAGCAGAGGCACAGGTAGAAAAAGATATGTTGATTACTCAATTAAGAGAAAATTTAGATGAGATGAGTAGAAAGAATGTGATGGAAAATAAAGCACACGAATCCACTCACCATCAAGAAATGTTAAGAAAAGTTCCTTTAAGATTATATGTAGGATAATATGCCAAAGTTTTCATTAGGTAGAGATTTAGATTTTTTTCATAGTATTGCCAGAGAATTGGTAGATACTGTGATAGAAAATACTTTTGTATTGTTTAAAATTGATTTAAATAATACAACGGTAAATATTTATGGAGAATCGTTAAACAAAACTTGGCATCCTGGTGTTGAACTTTATGGTTTAGTAGATAAAGACCCGGAAGGAGTTTTATACGAAGGATTTGGTTCTGACGCAACTCAAACTATGACTTTTAAAGTTGATAGAGTATTGTGTGAAGAAAGAAATACATATCCCGAAATTGGTGATGTTATATATTACGATAGGTCATATTATGAAATAGATAATACAAATGAAATACAGTTTGTAGCAGGTTCTCCTGATAATAATTGGAGTATTGTAATAACGGCATTTGAAGTAAGTAAATCGAATCTAAACATAGAACAAAGAATAGATTAATATGTCTACTAACCCATTAAAAAAATCCGATAGGATTCTGCAATCAAAATCTGTAAAAGGAGATATAAAACAAAGTATATCTCTTTTTGATATAGATTATGCAATGATGTCTTATTTAGAAGATACCGCACTACCTACATTAGATAATAATGGTGTTAGATTAAAAATACCTGTAATTTATGGCAATTCTGAAAGATGGAATGGTTCAAGAAGACAGGGTGTATATAGAGATGATAAAGGTAAAATTCAATTACCTTTAATGATGATTCGTAGAACATCTATTGCAAAAGATGACCAAATGCCAATGAACAATCGGCATGTTTCTTATTCTGGTATTACAAAATATTCAAAAGATAATAGATACGATAGATTTACATTATTAGGTAAAAACGTACAACCTAAATATGAAATTTATAAAATACAAATGCCAGAATATGTTGAATTAAACTATGATTGCATGGTTTGGACTTCATATACAGAACATTTAAATGCAGTAATAGAGCAATTACAATATACTGGAACGTATTGGGGTGATAAGGATAAGTTTAAATTTAGAACATCGTTAGGTGATTTCAATATTGTAAATGAAGTAGGAGAAGGAACAGAAAGAATTAACAGAATCGAATTTAGTTTAACTGTAAAAGCATATTTACTACCTGAAAAATTTGATGGTGAAAACACTACTAAAAAATCATTTTCTACAAAAAGAATTGTTGTTGCAACTGAAACGGACGTAACTGCAAATGGTAGATTGGAAGGAATGCTTACAACCCCATCACCATATTATGATAATAAAGATTTGATTGATTTTCTTTCTTTAAATAATAGTAAATCAGAAAACCCAACAACATCTAATACTATTACATTTAATTCTATTAAATTAATAAAAACACCACCTGCATTAACATCTGTAGTAACTGGTGGTATTTCGGTAGGTGGTGATACATACGATGTTAAAGTGTATATAAATGGAGTTAGATATTATCCAACAACGCATTTTACGGTATCTATAAGTACTACTAATTTTACTATTAATTTTATTTCAGCAAATTTAGGATTTAATGTTGAAAACGATGATGAAGTTGTAATATTAGGTAAATTTATAGATGTGTAATGAACAGAAGCATTTTAGATATAACACAAACTATAAGTAGAAATCCAAAAAGTACAAGATTAACACCTTATAATTTAACAGATTCTACTTATTGGATTTTTGAAGCAAAAGGTTGGAGATTTAAATCAATTTTAAGAGAAATAGAATTGAGAACAACCCAAGATAGAATTGCTCTTCGTATCAATACTCAAGCAATTGCTCCAATTGATTATGATATAGAGCAAGGTTCTACTGGAATGTTAATAAAATTTAAAAAAAATAATTTTGATTTTCAATTAGATTCTGATGATTATATTGAAATACATGGGGATATAGAATATTATGCTTAAAAGATTTTCATCAAATACCAAAAAATTAAATAGGATTATACCAAAAATAAATCCTAATAATTTGGTGTCAAATGATTTAACTGGAAGTTTGCAAAATATTGAAATTCCTTCTGAAAAAAAATATGAATCAAAAACTCGTTCAAATCCAAATCCAACTCAATTCGTAAATAATAAAGGAAAGATAAACGATTTTTATCAAGAGATATTACAAAATAGTGCAAGATATGTAAGTAGAAATGTTGATATATTTGATAATATTTTAAACACATTAACAATATATAATGTTTCATTGGATTATGGAACGGAGGGAGCTAATCCTGATAATTTTGAATTATTGGTATTTGGATTACATATACCAGGTGATTTCACGGTAAAAGAAGTTGGAAACAATGTAGTAGTTACGTTAAATGATGAATATATAGATTTTGATTCTGTAACATTAAATGATATTTATGTTATAGGTAAATTGGTAGATATTCCAATTGCTTCAGAAGATGGATACAATATAATAACCGAAGATGGTTTAGATATAATAATATAATAAATGGCAAACGTAAGAAAACGAATATCAGAATTAACTGCATTAACTTCTGCATCATTGGATACTACATTAGTTGGTGTAGATGGTGGTACAACTTATAAAATTGAGTTGGATACTTTAGCAGATGCAGTAACTTCAAGAGTAAACATATTAGATAGAGATAGATTAAACTCATTAGAATCCGTAACATCATCATTTGAAACAAAGGGTAGAAGTGTAATAAGTTCATCTACACAAATAACATCTTATGGGTTTATATCTGAATCGGTAGATATAACTTCTTTAAATTCATTTACATCTTCCCAATTATCATATAATACTGCATTTACAAATGGTATAAGTAGTAGATTAACAACATCTTCTTTTGATACGTTCAGTCAATCAGTAGATAGTAGAATTATTGCAGCAACAAATGAACAATCTTTTAATGGGTTAATTAGTGGTTCATCTCAATTAACATCTTCATATGATGATAGATACGTTTTAAGTGGTTCAATAACACAAACAACTTGGGATAATATAAGTGGAAA